TCCCATTATGCTCCTCTCCTGAGAACCTGATACCAGTATCTCACAGTGCGGCACAGAAGGCGATGGTAAAAACTCTAATAGTTTCAGTGAGTTACAGTGAGTTACAGTGAGTTACAGTGAGTTACATTATATGCTACGCAGTATATACATACACGCACATGTAAGTCATTGATTTTTATAAATGACGCGCAGGGTCGGTGTATCACCCCGTTCTGGAACTTCGAAACCGTTTCCCTACCCTATGAAACCATTATACTAAAACAGCACTGATAAGACGATAGAGAAAACTCTAAGAGAATCAGACACTTGAAACATGCTCTGAGAGCCCATGAGAGCCCCTGAGTGGGGCTCAGACAGACCTGGATGGGTAGCATGGCCCTGGAGCACCTGGATGAGCCAGGGACGCCTGGAGAGCCTGGACGAGCCAGGAGTGCCTGGAAGCTACAGGAAGCATTCGAAAGAGTCTTAGATGCTAAGAAAAGAACAGAATGGTAAGATATTGATAGAATTAGAGTTTTTTGAATTGAGAACCTGAGTGACTTTCGATAGAATGGTTACATAGTCAATAAGGAATTAACGATGTATCTGCTCATGCGAAGCGACAAGTCTCTTCTGAGGTCGAAGATTTCACTGTGACCTGCTACCAGTGACTTGTGAATGATCAGAAGTGGAGGGTGACGATCTGGCCCTTCCAGGTAGAAGTGACCGTCGAAGCTAACTGATTGAAAGAATTGAAGTTTTTGTGATTTAGTTTGTTGTCGAATATCTGTAGAATGTATCTTGTGGGTTGAAAAAAGGAAATGAACATGAATGCGAAGGTTGTGAAGTTGACTGCGGATCAGGTTGCTCTTAAGGCTGCTCGCGATGTGCTTGCTGAGAAGCGGGCGCTGGTGAAGGCTCTCAATATCAAGGTTAAGGAGCAGCGTCTGCGCGCGAAGGCTCAGACTGAGGATGACCGTGCTGCCCGTAAGGCTGCCCGTGAGGCGAAGCGTGATGACATGCTGAAGGCTGTGGATGCTCGCATTGCCAAGATGGAGGCGAAGCTCGCGGCTCTCCGTGCGAAGGCTGTGGCTCCCAAGGCTCTGAAGCGTGCTGCTCGCAAGGCTGGCAAGGTGAAGCTGATACGGCGGGAGACGGTGAAGGCTTAAAGAACAGACCCCGCGAAAGCTTAGGCAAGTAGCGGGTTCTCTTAAAGGTTTCGTTTGATTCTGGGGATGCGCTATGACTGGCGAATTAAGGTGAAGGCATAATGCTTACGAATGACATTAAGAAGGGTATGCGTATCAAGCTGGCGAATGGCTGGTACGGCACCATGATGGACAACGCCCGTGGCAATACTCGCATGGTCGAGGTAGAGGGTTACTTCACTGAGATTGGTAGCGTCTACTCTCATGACATTGAGTTTGTGTTAGATGATGAGCATTCTCAGCAGCGGTGGCGTAAGGTTGAGCACACTCCCGCTCAGTTGAAGCTTCGTAAGATGGGGATTCATGGCACGTACTAGAAAGATTCGCAATGATCGCTTCTACATCATTTACATGATGGAAGCGCCTGATGGCGAGTTCTACATTGGTCTGACATCACGTATTGGACAGGCAGTCCAGGGTACTCTTAAGACTCGCGTGCGTCGTCACTGGTCAAAGGCACGCACCGCAGGTAAGGATTGGTCCCTTCATGAAAAGATTCGTGAGTTTCCCGTTCAGAAGGAATGGAATTTCACTGTGATAGACGGCGTTCGCGGTCGTAAGGATGCCTACGCCCTGGAGCGTGAGTATATCATCGAGCAGCAGCCGTCTCTCAATACTTTCTAGGAATAACATATGTCGAAGATTCTTCAGAATGCTGTGGATAATTTCATTGATCACATGCAGGGACGCGATGTCCCTGCATGTTTTACTGAAAAAGAGTTTAGGTCGTGGCTGGTCCATGAGTCTGAGATTAAGACTCAGCCATTGCGTGGGTTTATCTGTAGAGATTGCTCTGTAGTATATGCTGATCAGATGCGAAAGGAAGGTCGCTGCTTTCAGAAGGGTATTATGATCGAAAAGGTGTTTGATTAAAACATCAATTTCCTAACTCATTGATTCTTTGAGAGTTTTCATCGTTTAGTTTAGCTTTCGATACAAGTATAATTGATTTATACAGTGAACGGACTTTCTGAAGCGCCTGGGCAAGAACACCAAAAACCCTCTCTTTCCGAAAATTCGAAAGGTAGAGTATGTCAAGGTTCTGAGTGATGATATCTGGGGGAGTACGGTTACTGACACTTGCTATGTCGTGACGATGGAAAAGCTGATCCCCTGGGCTGATGTTCCTCACAATCTGCGCGTAGAGCCACTGAAGGATCTTTGCGCGAGGTTCGCTGCCCATGAGTCCCTTGAGTAGAGACATGGCTATAAGCCTCCTAAAACAAACACTTAGGGCTTCCGAGGCCGCTTCGTTTCCGAAGCACATGCTTCAATTATAAAGCATTCGCTTCAGATTTGAAGCGCACATTTGCGAAGCATTTTCGCCCCGTCATGGACGACATTGGTGCCAATGACTGTCATGAGGGTAACGTCATGTTTCGCCGTCGTGGTCGTGGCTTCCAGGTTGTCATCACAGATCCAGTGGCCTAAGTCACTGAATGTTCTGGAGTTTTTACCATTTAGTTTCTGAGTCTATAAGAGTAGAATGGTTCTTATAGGATGAAAACAAAGAGATTTATGAAGCAATATGATCAACGGCATGGTGGTCCCTTCGACAGAGGCGGGGCAGACTCATTTTATGGGCGCCCACGGGCGCCCCACTACTTCAAGGGTGGTTCCTATTCTTCGGAACAGGTGCCCTGCACCGTCATGACTACGGATGAGATCGAAGCCTATGAGGCTGGATACGATTACAACGAAGAGTCTGGTGCCAAAAAGGATTGGGGTTGATATGAAGTATGTAATTGTAGCCAAGATGGTTAATAATTACACAGTTATTTCTGATCCTATGGAAGCCACAGAGAATGATATCAACACCATCATGGATGACATTACAGAGTTTAAGAAACTGAACCATATCCATGTTGTGGTAGATGGAGAGAACTGGTTTCTTAATCCAGACGCTGTTGTTGCTGTTTTCAAACGTACCGTGCAAAGTATTGAAATGTCTAATCATATGAATTATCGTCGTCGTAATCCTGTTGCGAAGTTTATGAATGCGGTGGCGCGTCCACAGACTCACAGGGATCGAACTCAGTATAAGCGCAAGGCGAAGCACCGTCAACGCACTGATGATGTAAGTTACTGATTTCATTCAGATTTATTGACTTCAGTTTCTGCTCTGATAGGACTATAATGGTTACATAGAGTGGAGAAACGGACAAATGATCAAGATGATTAACAAGGCGGGAATGTGGTTTGAAAGCAACATTCTGCCGTTTATGGCTGGTGTTTTGTTTGCTCTTGCTGTTGTCTACGTGAGGTTTCTGTAATGGATATTCGTATCACCATCTCCGTCGAGCTTGCTAACTCCCCCTATGAGATCTATGCCACCATGCTAGGCGAGGCTGCCTACAATGAATTGCTTGATTCAGAATACTCAAAGTACCTGGATGAGCAGGAAGAAATCTGGCTTGCCAAGCACGGAATGCTGGAGTAACACCAATGAGCGATATGTACGACAGCGACGAGTTCACCCCATTGGCACTATGAGCGCCCAGCAAAGATCGACTGGAAAAAGCGATACAACGAAGTCGCCTCGCGCACCCCAACGGAGAAGTGCGAGATTCGCTACGCGAACGGTAGCGGACTGGTGCTGAACATTAACGGCGAGCCAGATGATTGCCAATGCACCAGATACAGGGACGGGGCGCGCAGCTAAGTCCCTGTAATTCCTAGAGTTTTTGTTGTTTAGTTTTCAGGCTCCTAGAGCTATAATGGTTACATAGGATAGGAAAACGGAGAGAGAAATGAGCAACATGAGCGCGCTGAGTCAGGATATCGTTGAGCTTCTAGAGGAAGGTCTAGAGTGCGAGGCCATTGCCAAGCAACTTGGTTGCCCCCTGGCTTGGGTTCTGGATATTGCTGAAGCCAATAAGGATTGGGAAGCTCCCAATGACGAGGAAAACCATCTGCGCGAGGTGGAGAACGGTCTGGAGCTTTATGACGCTCAGTATGAGGAAGATTACCTGGATCGCATCCTGGAGGCTCAGGAATGGCATGACTTCGATCCCGCTTGCTGATTTGAGACTAACTATAGACTAGCACATTCGTTGCCCTGACCGCCATCTCGCGGTCATTTTTTTGTCCATAAGTCTATGATTTGTAATGAGTTTTGTTGTTTAGTTCTAAGTCTTATAGAGCTATAATGTCTACATAGGATAAGGAAAAAGAAATGAGCATTCCCACTGTATATCGCATTATCGCCCTTGATTCCAACAAGGTGATTCAGTACCGTGTCAGCTTATGATGTTTCCGTGTTTATGTTGGGTCGCTACCTCAACGCCTACCTCATTGTAAAGACTGATGAACAGGGGTCGCGGGTTGTGAATGATCTTCCCACCCCTGGCGCTACTCTGGAAAAGCATTTAGCTCAGGCTTGATAAGTCATTCTATTGCTGAGAGTTTTTGGACTTTAGTTTCCAGGCTCTCAGCGATATAATGGTTTCATAGGATAAGGAAACAGCAAACATGGATACTTTTGTAAAGGTTTTTCATCGTGAGAACGATGGCTTTGTGCTGGTAGCCGCAGTGGCTTGCCATGTCTCTACTCATGAGGATCTGCCTCTGGAGTATGCGTTCTTTCGCACTCAGAATATTGAGGGCTCATGGTCAAAGCCTCGTCTGGTGTTTGACGACCACAGTGGTTACCACGATCACCTGGTGGAAAACCGTGACTTCAGCACTGACGTTCAGGTTATGGCACCTCTGCCCGTTCACAATGGTAAGGAATATGGTCATCGCTCCACGATGACGGGTGACCATATGGAAATGGATGGTCTGCGCTTTCGAGTCGGCTCCTTTGGATTCGATGAGATCGAGGTCAAATGAAGTACGGTAAAGAGATAATGACAATGCTAAATGAGGCATTGTATGAGAACCAGGGCAACAAGTCAAAAGACATGCGCTTCGAGCTGCGCTACTATCAGGGTCTGCTGATCACACTGATTGATCACAGTCCAGACAGTCAGAAGTACGTAGAGAGTCTGATACGGGCTATCAATCTGGATACTGTAAGGAAAAACACATGATCTATCTGGCTCTGTATCTTGTCTATGCCTATCTGGTGGCACTCACCATTGCCTTTGGCATATCACTCATCCGCTTTCTGATTTATTTTGTAATACTTGGTAGAAAGTAATGAACACTGACGCACTGGAGCTAATGAGTATCATACCCGTAGGACTTTTGATAGTCTTGACGCTTCTCAGTATCTGGGAGACGCAGCGAGGCTGACCAAGGCAGACAGGGTAGCAAAAAGGAATGGCAAAAAGATATCCCCAGGGGGTGGGGGCAGACAGTATAAAAACTGGGTCCCATATTTTGGGTGGGGAGTAGAAGCGGTTCTACTCTTAAGTACCTAAGTATTCGGCTAGTCTCTGAGACTCCCAGTCTAAAAAAATTCTGGGACTCCAAAAATCTCTATGGGACTCCTATAATTACTATGAGACTCCCAGTCTAAAAAAATTCTGGGACTCCAAAATAATGCTACAACCCCCATTAGGGATTTCACCTAGAATTAATGTTTGACAAGAGTTCATAACCTAAGTATAATAGACAGTGTAGTCATTCAAGTGGTGTTAATAAAATGCTTTCTCCATTAATAGTTGTTGCTCTTATAGCTTCTGTTATGAATATTGTTCTTGCTCTTCTTACTAAGAACTATAATGCTTTTGGTGGCTGGTTAGTTGCTAGTCTTTGTTTTTTGGATTCTATTATAACATCTTTACATATGTAAAAGGAACTCTTCTTTATGTCTACTAGTGAAAATTCTAAAAAGATTGATGAATTTCTTACTGTACTAGATAACAGTCTTCTTCTTTGTTATAACTACGAAGAAATGTCATTGTTAGGTTGTACTATGCTGGCATCTGCTCGACGTATTCTTTTAAACTCTATTGGAAGAGAAGGTACTGTTGCTATTATGGAAGAGGCTTTAAAGACTCTATGAACAAGCTTGTTGTAATTCCTATGGGTACAAGTGTTTGTATTAATGAACTACCCACTAACAGATGGTATTATAAGAGTATAGAGAATACTTTAAAGTTTGATTATAGCGAGTTGATTGAAGAGGGTAATATGCTTCTCTTTAAAAGAGAAAGAGATTTGATCTACGTAGATCGTAATTCTATCAAGATCATGTAAGTCATTGATATTTAATTGAAATTTTTATTTGCTTTTATATGATGACTTCTGTAGAATGGTATACATGTTGATGAGGAATTGAATTGAATTTGTTAAAGAAAACGATTAAGATGTTTGAGAAGCACGATGTCATGTTTTACTTCAATAAGTCACTCAAGCTATGGCAGGTAATGTTATATGATCATATCATTTATATTGAGCCTAAGAAGTTTGATGAATTAGATGAAAAAAGTTTTAGTCTTTTGGTTGCGAATTCAATCATGGAACAAGTTCAGGCAGGAAATCTAAATGGATTTGTTACACTTCATTGAAAATATTTAAGAATTTTTACTTGATTTATATGTGACGTTGACTATATAATATACTCACTTTAGTTCTTATCTACTTTAAGAGTTATATTGAATGCCACGGACACAGATATTAAAAATAGTAAAATTCCTTCCCGCACCAGGGGGAAGTAAATCTACTGGTATCTGTAGCCTTTGTCGCTCAGATTAGCTCTCTAACAATTAGTGTATAAATTCTAGGGTGATTCGCCACCCCCACCATTCGTGTGGTAGGACCCATTAATCGGTCCCAAGTCGCACATTCCTCCTCGCGACGAAAAGAGCGAACTTATTTTTATTGGCGTGTAGCTCAAACGATTAACATCTTACGTTAATCACTATTATAAATATAGTTGACATTATCAATAATGGAGGCTATAATGGTAGGAACAAACGCACAACTAGTCAAAGATTGGCGTGTAAGAAATAAAGAGCGCATGGTAAAATGCATGGGTGGCAAGTGTCAAATATGTGGATATTCTAAATCAAATAGAGCTTTAGAATTTCATCATATTGAACCTGCAACAAAAAGTTTTGGATTTGGTGCTGTCAGAGGAAACAATAAAGGTTGGGATTCGACAGCAGCAGAACTAAAAAAATGTATATTGTTATGTTCTAACTGTCATATGGAAGTTGAGGATGGTATATCAATGATACCAGAATCGTATGCAAAATTTGATGATACTATAAATGAAGAAATTAAGGCATACAGAAAAGAATCTAGTGCCAAAAACGTAAAACGTTCCTCAGTAGCTCAGGGGTAGAGCGACGAGCTGTTAACTCGTTGGTCGGTGGTTCGATCCCATCCTGAGGAGCCAATTCGGGCTGTTAGTTAAATGGGATAACGGTAGCTTTGCAAGCTTCAATTGAGAGTTCGATTCTCTCACGGTCCACCATTTTCGGGTAGTGAGTAGCACAGGTGACTACAGCAGACTGTAAATCTGCCGTCTTATGACATACTTGGTTCGACTCCAAGACTACCCACCAATTTCATTTTACTTCTTATTTATTTTTTAGTTTAGCTTTGGGGGATTAGCTCATTTGGTAGAGCAATAGCTTTGCAAGCTATGGGTGAACGGTTCGAATCCGTTATCCTCCACCAAACAAACGTAGTTGTCTACGTAAAAGAAGCTGCTCCAGTCAGTTTCAAACGACAACAACTGGAATATTTTATGGTCCCATCGTCTAGCGGTAAGGATTGGAGATTTTCACTCTCTCGACAGGGGTTCGATTCCCCTTGGGACTACCATTTTTGATTCTAAATTTTACCTTTAATGGTAAGAAAAGTAAAAGGAGATGGGGCAAGTCTATGACTTTATAAGCCTAGACCATATACCCCACCTGCCATTCTTTTAAGACTAATGTAACTCATTGATTATACAAAAGAATTTTTGATTTGACTATTACATAGTTCTTCCGTATAATGTATCGTATAGTTTGAAATTACTTGAGGTATTTAAGGGGAGCTTAATCTCCTATAAGAATAAGCGTAGCGATACGCCCAAAGCAGTAACCCCCTTTTACGGGTCTGCGCCTAATAAATTATGGGGTAGAAAGCCCAAGTTTGACCCAATTCCATGATAAATACGTGGAACCAAAACACAAGGATTCCACTATGAAAAAGAATGAAATTATTTCTATAATTGCTGCTGCTCTGATTGTAGGCACGTTGATCGTACTCTCATCATGCGCAAAGTCTCCTGTAGAACTTCGTGATAATAAAACTACTATAGCAATTAATAATTGATTTATTGGGTTCTTAGCTCAACTGGCTAGAGCATTCGACTCTTACTCGACAGGTTCAGGGTTCGACTCCCTGAGAACCCACCAAGTTAAAAGGATAATCTTATGAGTGAAGACCTTGATAAAATTTTAAATGAACTGAGTCAAACTCAAGCAGAGTACGAAAAGAAGTACGATGAAGAATGCGAGTCTTTTTGGAATGGACTTTCTCAGGATGATAAACTAATGGCTTTTTATTCTGTTGTTAAGAGAGTTCATGAGAATGATGTGAAGGTTCGTGGAACTTATCGTTACGGTCTATATCATATTTTTGGTTTTGGTCCCGTATCTTATGGTATTGGTATGATGTGTGGATACATGGATATTCATAATTTGATTTTTGATGGAATGGAGAAGAATAAAGATTCTTCAGAGTTTGATTTTACGGGATCGTAGCTCAGTGGTAGAGCAGTATTATTTTATAAATAGGTTTACCCATTAGGAGAAATACTATGCCTGTTTATAAAACCTTTAATTGTATTAATTGTGGAAAATTGAATGAGAAGAAACCGAATACATCTGGCAAATATTGTGACAATAAATGTCAACAGGATTTTCAATCCAAACAGATTCTTGAATCTTGGAAAAAAGATCACAAAAAAGGTATTGGTGCAAACTTTAGGTTAAAAACCCCAATTAGAAAATTTATATTTGATAAATTTGATAATAAATGCTGTCAATGTGGTTGGTGTGAAGTGAATAAAAATTCTAATTGTATTCCTCTAGAAATAGACCATATTGATGGGGATTGTCTTAATAATAAAGAAGAAAATTTAAGATTATTATGTCCTAATTGTTATTCACTCACTTCGACATATAAAGCTCTTAATAGAGGTAAAGGTAATAAAAGCAGGTTAAAATATTATAAATTAGTTTAGCTTTGGGGGTATAACTCAGTTGGCTAGAGTAACGGTCTTTTAAACCGTAAGTCCTGGGTTCGAATCCCAGTGCCCCCACCAATTTTAAAAGTTGCGTCAGCGTAACAGGAGTAAGCATTGAGTGGTCGATTCCACTCCTTCTGATCAATGCCTCTGGTGAGGAATGGCTGAAAGATTAAGCGAGACGCGCCGTTTTATCTGGGTGTAGCTCAGTTTGCGCAGAGTGCTTGCCCTGGAAGCAAGAGGTCGCTGGTTCAAATCCAGCCATCCAGACCAGATTTTTATGCTCCTATAGTTTAATGGTAGAACAACGGCCTTATACTCCGTCTCGGCGCCAGATTAGCGCACAGTACAGGTTCGAATCCTGTTGGGAGCACCACATATATACTAAGAAGTTTTCGTGATGTGATTGTGAAACTATGTTAGGTAACAAAGGTAAGAAAATATGAAGAATGTAATTTTGGCTCTTGTCGCTTCGGTTGCTCTTGCTGGTACAGCAGTTGCTGGTGAATACGCTGGTATTGATTACCAGAGTAAGCAGCGTTCTGGTGTAGATGAACAGCATGATGTTCTTGGTGTATCTGTTGGCGCAACTCTTGGGACTAAGCTTTATGCTGAAGGTCGTATGGAAGAAGAAATTGTCCATAATCCCTCAAAGCATGAAGGACTAGCTCAGGTTAAGTTGGGTTGGAATGTGCTTTCGTGGCATAAGCTAACTCCATATGTTGCTGGAGCAGTTGGTTATAAGAGCAAGGCTACAAGCAACTTCGACTATTATGTGGTTGAAGGTGGTCTTAAGTATCCTCTGTTTGCTAATCTAGATGTAAGTGCTGCTTCTCGATTGCGTTCACCATTTGGTGAGAGTTCAATGGGCGGAGCAGATGCGTATCGCACAGTTGAAAACAGTCTTGGTGTCAAGTTCAAGTTGGACTCTAAGAATGCCGTAACTGCCAAGTACGCATATGAGCACGGTGATCGTGATTATCATACTTGGGGTGTTGGATACGTTCATTCGTTCTAAGGTAAATAGTAGAAATTTCGGGGCATAGCTCAGTCTGGTAGAGCACCTGCTTTGGGAGCAGGGTGTCAAGTGTTCGAATCACTTTGTCCCGACCAACTTTAAGGAGTAAATATGTTAGAATTTCTAGCTGGAGTTGTTGTTGGAGCAGTAGTAACAGTTCTTGTTCCTGCTGTATATTCTTGGCTTAAAAAGCAGACCGACTCTGCGAAGAGTAAGCTGTAACAAAAACGGGGGTGAAGAAACAAAAACGGGGGTGAAGAAATTCACCCCTTTGTGCCCCGCTAGCATAGTGGTAATGTCGCAGTCTCCAAAACTGCTGATGGGGGTCCGATTCCCTCGCGGGGTGCCACCCGATTTTATATGCCCCCATAGCTCAGTGGAATCAGAGCGCAACGCTACGGACGTTGATGTCGGAGGTTCAATTCCTTCTGGGGGTGCCAAAGTTTTATTGCCCTTGTAGCTCAGTTGGTAGAGCAATCGCCTTGTAAGCGAAAGGTCGTGAGTTCGAATCCCACCGAGGGCACCATTTTATGGGATACCACCTCCCTTAGAGGTTGTCATGCATTCAAGCGCATTTGATATTGGAAAATTGTTTTTTGATACCTATATCGCAGGTGATCATCCTGTTAAAGTAATAGATGTCGGTTCTCAAAATATAAACGGAACACTTAAGTCACATATTACTAAAAATGTAACTTCTTATGTTGGTGCGGATTTTGAAGCTGGTAATGGTGTAGATGTTGTTCTTGAGGATTCTTACAAATTTCCTTTTGAGAATAACACGTTTGATGCTCTAGTAACATCTTCTTGTTTTGAACATTCTGAAATGTTTTGGTTGACTTTTCTTGAGGGAATGCGAGTTCTAAAGCCAGATGGATTAATGTATATTAATGCTCCGTCGTCATGGCATTACCATCGTCATCCTTATGATTGTTGGAGATTCTTTCCAGACGCAGGAAAAGGTTTGGAAACTTGGGCAAGGTATAGTAAAATACAGGCTAGAGTTCTTGAAACATTTATTTTTAATCAGACAGATTGGGTTTGTGTCTTTATTAAAGATGAAAACTATATGGATCTTTTTCCAAATAGAATGTTAGATAGTTTGGTGTATAGAAAACAGTTTACAAAAGGTTTTAGATTTCCTGCCAGCGGCCCGTTTGATGGTACATGGCAGAATCCAGTTTAATATGCTCGGTTAGCTCAGAGGCAGAGCGTCGCGTTTACACCGCGAATGTCGGGGTTTCGAAATCCTCACCGAGTACCAAGTTGCCATTGAAAAGGGAGCCAAGAATAAAGGTTCTGGAAGAAAGTTGAGTCCGAATAAAAATGGCAGTTGGTTACTTGAAAAAGTAAAGTAAGTTTTTGCTTGCATCATATAATGGCTGAATATGATTGCCCGATTGGCGATTCATCTAGGTTCGAATCCTAGTGCAAGCACCAAGTTTTGATGTGGCTCGCGTAAACCTTAGCGGGTATGACGCTTTGTTGTGATGCTCTGAATGTATACTAATACTTTCATTCAGGCTACAGATTGGAAATTCCAGTAATGAGATATTTTTCAATATTTCATTCAATAGTAAACCACATCAAATTTATTTTTCGGCTCTGTAGCATAGCTGGCCTAATGCGCTTGCCTGTCACGCAAGAGATCACGGGTTCAAATCCCGTCAGAGTCGCCAATTTTGGAGTAGTTATGACGAAAAAGTTTACGTATGATGATTTACAGCCCAGAGTTGAGATGTTAATTGAAGCTCTGGAAAATAAAGGGTCTTGTGCTAGCGGACTACCATATAACAATGGTGTAGTTGAATATGCTCAAGATTACAGAGATCTACTTGAAATTATTAGACAAAAACAAACTACGGAAGAACTGCTTACTCAAGCGTTATCTCTTACTAAAATGATGACGCTCTATAAAGCTGGAAAGAATCAGCTAGATAGAATTCGTAAAATTGTTGAGGCACTTGATGAATGTATGCTTAAGGAGTTTAAAAAGTATAATATATAATGGTATCTTGAAGAGATTACAAAATGAATTCATACAGAGACGCTCAACAATTATTTTCAAATACTGACTATGAAATATCCCATTTTATTAAGCACTTGGGTATTAGAAAGTCTGAATCTGTTCTTAGAAAAGTACAATCAATTATAGAACAATCCAGATTGGAAACTTTGAATAGTAACAATATTGGTTTGATTAAAAATCTGGTAAATGATATAATTGATAGTGAGACGTTCATCAAACTTGAACAAATTAGACAGTGTTCAAATTATGCTAATGACCTCATTCCTATTATGAATGAAAGAGATATACAGCATAATGTAAGACGATATAATCCAATCAAGGATTTGGTGTTTCACTTTAAAAACGGAAGATATGATCCTCCTGTTCTTTTGATTACACCTAATGGTTTTTATGTTGTTTCTGGTAGAACAAGATTGATGATCGCTTGGGCTTTAAACAAACCTATTGCGGTCAAAGTTTTAAATAAAAAGAGTTTTAGAAAATTAATAGTTAAAGAATCTGAGGAGAACAATTATGTTGACGATTTACACCAAACCAGCATGTCCAGCATGTGAGAGGGTCAAACATTATTTGACCACTAATAATATTCAGTTTGAAACTGTTGATATTACACAGGACGCTAACGCAAAGCAGTTTATGATAGAAAGTGGATATCGTATGGTTCCTCAGATTTTTAATGATGGTAAGATTTTTGTCGAAGGTGGTGCTATAGGATTGATGGCTTTAACACCAGCTCAGATAAAGAATATGTTGACTAATAAATAATAAGGTATTATGCGGGAATAGCTCAGTGGTAGAGCAACGCTTTTACACGGCGAAGGTCGGCGGTTCAATCCCGTCATCGCGTACCAAGTTTGCCCGATTAGCTCAAAAGTAGAGCGCACGACTGATCTATTTGTATAAATAAAATACTATACATCTGGAGAAGTTAAATGTTAAATTGTAAATTTTGTCGTAAAGAATATAGCACTGCAACTGGAAAAGGCTTACATGAAGTTCAATGTAAATTGAACCCAGAAAGCAGAAATATCCAAAAGGGTAGATCTGCCTGGAATAAAGGACTAACCAAAGAAACAGATAGTAGAGTATTAAAAAATGCAAAATCTGTTCAAGAAACTTGGACTCCTCGTGGTGCTGTTTTATTGAGTTCAAAACAACTTTCTGATAAAGCCAAAGCACAAGGATTTGGCGGATACAGAGAAAATGCTGGTAGAAGTAAGAAATTCAAAGTTGTAGATTCTTTCGGCAAAGTAACAACATTACAAAGTTCATACGAACTAAGATGCTTTCAAATTTTACAAGAGCTAAACATATCTTGGATTAGACCAAAAGCATTAAAGTATGACGAGAGAAACTATTTCGCAGATTTTTATTTGACTGAATATGACATATATCTTGATCCGAAAAATAAGCATAAAGCAAAAATTGATACAGATAAGATAAACAAGGTCATTCAACAAAACAATGTTAAATTGTATGTTCTATTAGAAGAACATTTAACAAAAGATTTCATTGCCTCTTTAGTTCAATGGTAGAACATAGTCCTGATAAGACTAAAACGGTGGATCGTAACCACCAAGAGGCACCAATTTGCCACTTTAGCTCAGTTGGTAGAGCACTTGCCTGAAGAGCAAGGTGTCCCCAGTTCGATTCTGGGAGGTGGTACCAAGTTTATGACTCGTTAGCATAGTGGCGTAATGCACTCGGCTGTCGCCCGAGATATCATGGGTTCTGGTAAAAGATTAAAAATAGCAATTAAAAAATATGGAATTGAAAATTTCACAAAAGAAATTTTGTATATATTTGACAATGAAGTTGATATGAGAAACAAAGAAAAAGAATTAGTTGTTATATCAGAAATGAGTTACAATTTGTGTGATGGTGGAAAGGGTGGGTTCGGATATATAAATCGTTCTGGTAAGGCTCTAAGAACTGGAATGAAGCATTCAGAAGAATCTAAAAAGAAAATGGGTCATCCAGGAAAACCATCACCAGCAAAGGTAAGTTGTGGAGTCAAGAACAAAAAAATAGACTTTCAGAGATTATGTCTAACGCATTAAGGGGTAAATCTAAAAGCGAAGAACATAAACGTAAAATTTCAGAGTCTGTTAAGCGTAAACATAAAGAAAGAACTGCGGGTATGATGTAATGGTAGCCTGGAACTTTGCCAAAGTTCGCGAACGAGTTCGATTCTCGTTACCCGCTCCACTGTAATGTACGATTCATATGGTGATTTTAATGTACGATTCATATAGTAATTGGATTAACGTTTCAAAAACAAAAGATATCTCAAATCTTAAAAGTCTCATAACAGGTACTGAGCGTTGGGATTCTGACTATATTACAGATGATTGTAAAGCAATATTGAGTTCCTTTAAAGGAGCAGTGGTAGATTTTGGATGTGGTTTGGGTAGAAATGTTTCTATGTTGAAATATTTCAACTGTAGAATAGTTGGATATGATATTCCAAACATGATTTCAAGATTGAAAAAAGTTGAATCCGCCGTGGCTAATTTATATGACGCATTATACGATTCATTTGATTGTCTTTTGAAAAAGGAAGATCCGACAGTAATATATGAGAGTGTTGTGTTACAGCATATTGTAGATGGTAACTATATTAATATGTTAAATTCAATAGCTGAAAAGCAGTCCGTTAAATTGTTTGTCAGTATAGCTAATTCTGGTGGATCCACTCGTCATATACCACATCTTTCAAATAGACCTTATTGGAAGCTGATACATAAAGAAGAAAACAATGTCACTTTCAATGTGACACATGATGTTTATGTTTTTGAGAAAATTGCTCCTATCGTCTAAAAAGGCAAGGACCCCCGTTTCTCAAGTGGGATAATATCGGTTCGAATCCGATTAGGAGCGCCATTATGCCGTTTTAGCTCAGTTGGTAGAGCACTTGCCTGAAGAGCAAGGTGTCCCCAGTTCAACTCTGGGAAACGGTACCAATTTCGATGGTGACTGTAGATCAATGGTAGATCCCTGGATTGTGATTCCAGTCGTTGTGGGTTCGAGTCCCATCAGTCACCCCAAATTTATTAGGGGTTTTTATGGCAGCAAAGAATGATATTACTGGAGACAATATTCGCAGTAAGATAAGTAATCAGAAAGCTTACGGTGATGGTTGGGAACGTATCTTTGGTAAGAAGAAAGGTAAAAAGAAAAAGGTCTTAGAAACAAAAAGAACATTCAATTGAGAGATCGTCTAACGGCAGGACGCAAGACTCTGACTCTTGCTATCTAGGTTCGAATCCTAGTCTCTCAACCATTTTATAGGATTGTTATGGATATTAAAAATGTAAATCTGAACAAATACTGTCATAATGCTTTTGGCTATGTCGAAGGTTGGTGCGAATGGAAGTTATTTGAGGTGTTTGATTTTCTTGATTCATTACCAGTAAACAAGTCTGGTGGCATCTGTGAGATTGGTGTTCATCATGGTAAGTTTTACATGATGTTGAATCAGTTAGTTGAAGAAAATGAAAAATCTTATGCCGTAGATGTATTTGAAAATCAGCACTTGAATATTGATTCATCTGGTCAAGGTAATAAAGATGCTTTTCTATATAATCTTGAATTGTATGATAAGTTCAATGGTACAAACACAATAGTTGTTACGGCTGATTCTACTGATACTTCGATTAAGTTAAATAATATCATCAAGCCTGGAACTTTAAAGTTCTTTTCTATTGATGGTGGTCATACAGCAGAACATACTATTAACGATCTTCATATAGCAAATGAGCTTATAAATAATGAAGGTATAGTGATCGTAGACGATATAAGTAATCACGGTTGGCTAGGAGTAATGGAAGGAGTGTGTAAGTATATTCAGACATATCCTACATTAGTTCCAGTTGCCGTTGGATTTAACAAAATGTTATTTGTAAAATTGTCTTTTAAAGAGTATTATTATAATGCCTTTAACGGATTTGGTCTTAAAGACAAAGAATCTAAATTCTTTGGTCATAAGATAATTGTATTGAGTTAATTGAGAGATCGTCTAAAGGCAGGACTAAATACAGCATGGCAACAAGTAAAAATATTGATTCAACTCAACTTAAAGAACTACACGAGAATGGTCTTACCACTTCTGACATAGCAAAAACATTAGGCATAGCAGCTTCTACAGTCGTTTACTGGAAAAAGAAATTAGATATCAAATTATCACCAAATAAACATGATTGGAAGAAAATACAGGAAGCGCATGACAACGGTGCATCTTATACCAAATTATATGAAATGTTTGGAGTATGTAAACGTTCATTACAAAATGCAAGGAATCGCGGAGATTTCAAAGTAAGACAAATACCAAAAGTACCTAAGGAACATCGTCGAGCAAAACAAAGAGAAAATTGGGCTAGGTATCATGCTAAAAAGAAATATAATACTCCGCACGACGAAGATCTCACAGCTATAAAAGAATTTTATAAGAACTGTCCAGAGAGATATGAAGTAGATCATATCATACCAATTTCCAGAGGTGGTAAACATTCTATTTCTAACTTGCAATACTTAACAATATCTGAAAACAGGAGCAAAGGTAACAAAATTATTGAAGCCAAGCAAAGTAATGTATAATTAATAATACTGAGACGATACAGATCACCTGTAGTTTAATGGTAGAACGTTGGACTTTGAATCCAACTATCCTCGTTCGAGTCGAGGCGGGTGATCCATGTCCCTCAGCCAATTGCCTCGTAGATAAATAATCCGAGAATGCAGTCTATAGCAGCTATGAGAATGCTCCCGCCGAAGCATTGAATATAGATAATTGGCACAGATTTAAGGAAGCGTGGGTGAGTGGTTGTAAACCAACAGTCTTGAAAACTGTCATACCTTTACGGGTATCGTGAGTTCGAATCTCACCGCTTCCGCCAAATATAAGAATCCCTACGGGGATTGGTGGAGGCTACCTTAAATCGGTGGCCCTAGTCACTGAATGACTTAAAATGTCAGCGCAACGAGTTAGATGCTATATGCTGCGAAATCTGACTCGCCTATTTGCCCTCGTAGCCCAATTGGCAGAGGCACATGCCTTAGAAGCATGTTAGTGTCAGTTCGAATCTGACCGAGGGCACCAACTTTGCGCTTGTGGTGGAATTGGCATACACCTATGTTTGAGGTACATAGCCCGTGCGGGTTCAAATCCCGCCAAGCGCACCAATTTTGCTCTCGTAGCTTAATGGAAAAGAGCACCTCGATCCTACCGAGGTAGATATGGGTTCAACTCCCGTCGAGAGTGCCAATTCAGAATTATAAATAACAGATAGTTCCATATAATTTTAAGGATGTGTCATGTTAAACTTTCTCCAATTTGTTTCAGAAGAAAAACATTTAGATTATGGTCATCAGAAACCATATGTCGGATATGGTCATTCAGCCAGAGATTTCTGGGAAACTTTAACGATGCCTTCTCATCCAGTTACAGATAGTATTAGAAAGGCAATGAAGCTTGATGAAGCATTTGATGTTACTGGAGAAGTAAAACCACATCAGGCACACATGCTACATCAGGCTCATAAAAACGAAGCTTTACATCATGAAAGTGCTGAAAATGAAAAAGCCAGAGGAAATGTTTTAGTAAAAATAAAGAAAGGTGCTGAAGCTGCTTTTCCTAAGAACGAATCTGAAGCAACAAGAAATATTAAGCACAAAGAAGCTGTAAAGGCATGGCACTCATTCAAAAGAGATTATGAGGCTGGAGAAAATAAGAAAAGAGAAATAGAGAATAAACACATTGATGCTCATGATGCTCATGCCGCAGAACACAATAAGACAGCAGCAAAGAAAGATAAGATTAAACCTCTTAAGAAAAGAAAGGCATTAGACTTACAGCACGGTTCAGAATTATTATCTGAAAACGGTAAGTATGATCCAGAGCATCATGTTGGCAAACATGCTTCTGGTAAAAAAGTAAAAATCAAAGGACTTGCTTTAGCTCCCCATACAATTGCTGGTGGTGTCAATGTATGTCCAAAAGCTTCCACCGCGTGTAAAAGAGATTGTCTAGCACTTCATGCTGGAATGAATCGTGGTGAAGAACGTAACTATCACCTGAAGGTAGCAAGATCGCAGTTCTTACAGAAGCATCCAGAACACGCAGTAAGAATGATCAGTAAAGAAATTGATAAGCATGTTGCGTCAGCTAAAAAGAAAGGATATGAACCCGCTGTTCGTTTGAATGCGAATTCTGATATTCCTATCGAACATGTATTGGGTCACGGATATTGGAAGCGTCATGGAAAAGGCGGTTCACACGCTGCTGAACATTATGATTACACAAAGATTGCTGGTAGAATGTCCTCTCCATCAAAGAGAGAAGAACTAAAGAAAAAGGGATATCACTTAACACTTTCATCAACTGGAACTAACCACCATGAGAGTAATGATAAGGAAGTTTCAAAGCATCTTCATAGTGGTGGAAATGCTGCTGTTGTCTTTAGAACAAGAGAAAGTGGTGATCTTCCACATACAGTAGTTACTCACCATCCTGATGGTAGTAAGACTGCTCATCCTGTTCATAGCGCAAATGAAAGAGATGATAGATATAACGATGAAGCACATCATCCACACGGAAGTAATGCTGCTCATGAAAAGTTCTTGAAAGACAATCCACACATTAAGCGTGGTAAAGGTCAAGTTGCTGGTCTAACCTTTAAAGGTAATACTAACGATGAAATGAAGTCAACAGAATTTGCTGTGGACTCACATCACGGTGTTGCTCATATCAAAGGTCATTAATTTCTTTACATAACTTAATATAAATGACATAATTGTTCAACTAAATATTGGTGAACCCCATCACAAATATTAGTAAGGATAATTCAATGTCTAAGATACTTTTCATTCTCAAGAAAAGAGAAATTACAAGCGAAGAGGACACAGCTCTTTCAACAGAAATCAGACCATATTTTAAATATTGTCTATCATCAGGATTAAGAAATTCTGCCTCATTCGTGAGTGAAATGCTTGTTGAGAATGGAATTGAATCAAAGCTAGTAGAGGTAATTGATAACAATTGTATTGATAGAGAAGTAAATCTCTATAAGCCAACTCATGTTATCATTGAAGCTTTTTGGGTTGTTCCAGAAAAGTTTGATATACTTCAAAAACTTCATCCATCAGTCAAGTGGATTGTTCGTAATCACTCTGAGATACCATTCCTAGCTAATGAAGGAATCGCAACAGATTGGATATTGAAATATCTTTCATACGACAATGTATATGTTGCTCCAAATAGCACAAGATGTTTTGATGATACCTTTAAGATGGCAAAGTCAGCTTATGGAGAAAAGGTAGCAAAGAAAAAAGTTCTGTATCTGCCTAACTTCTATAGAATTAAAGAAGAATTCGCAAAAAGAAAAGGTCTTAATGATAGAGTAATTAATGTTGGTTGTTTTGGAGCAATTCGCCCATTAAAGAATCATCTGATTCAGGCTATTGCCGCAATCTCATACGCAGAAAGAAATGGTCTGTCTCTAAGATTTCATATCAATGTAGCTCGCCTAGAAGATAAGGGCAATACTGTTCTTAATAGTCTTAGAGGATTATTCTCAAATCTTGATCCTAAGAAATTTGAGTTGGTTGAGCATGGTTGGTTATCTCATGATGATTTCTTGAAGCTTGTTGCTACGATGGATATCGGACTTCAAGTTAGCTTCACAGAATCATTCAATATTGTAACAGCAGATTTTGTTTCCAAAGGTATTCCAGTTGTTACATCAAAAGAAATTTTTTGGCTACCAGATCACTTCTATGCTCTGGAGACTAGCGCAGAAGATATCGCAAGTAGAATGGAAAAAGTTCTATTTGGTCACAAGTTTTTCAGAAAGTCTAAAATGGCATTGAATGCCTTGAAAAAGTACAACAAAGACGCTGTAAAAGTTTGGGTCAGCACATTTAAATAATAATTTGACTATTAAACTTTAATAGTATATAATAGTCTTAATAGTGAATGGAAGGTTGGCAGAGTGGTTATCGCAAGAGTTTGCTAAACTCTCGTTCCTAACGGGACGCATAGGTTCGAATCCTATACCTTCCGCCAAATTAGATATGCCCGTGTGGTGGAATGGTATACGCATCTGACTCAAAATCAGACGCCGAAAGGCTTGGGGGTTCAAGTCCCTCCACGGGCACCAATTATGGCTGTGTAGTATAAATGGCTAGTACGCGATCCTCATAAGGTCGAATGGTGAGTGTTCGATTCACTCCACAGCTACCATTGATAGGAGTGTGTTATGCGTAAAGAACTTGATGATCTCTTGTGCGAAAAGTATCCAAAGATTTTCGCAGAAAGAAACATGCCAATGAATCTCACTTGTATGTGTTGGGGATTTCAGCATAATGGTGGCTGGTTCAATATTATTGATACACTGTGTAATAGCATTCAGTGGTATCTTGATCAAGAGTGGAATCTTCCAAAAGAAATTCCACAAGTTGTAGCTAAACAAGTGAAGGAAAAGTTTGGAACTCTTCGTTTTGATTATAGTGGTGGTGATGATCATATTTGGGGTATGGTAAGAATGGCAGAATCAATGTCTGCTGTTACCTGCGAAATTTGTGGTTCACCTGGTAAACGAAGAGACGGTGCTTGGATTAGCACCCTTTGCGATATTCACGCTAAACAGAATTTAAACAAAATTTAAACAAATAACGTTACGGTGTCCGAGCGGTTAGGAAGCTGTCTGCAAAATAGCTATACGCAGGTTCAAATCCTGTCCGTAACTCCAATTTAATTTATACACTAATTGTCTCTATAAATAAATCCTAAAAGGGGATGTGTCGTGTCATTGGTATTAATTACAGATTCTGCTGGTATGCCAAAAGAGTGGGTCAACTACGATCTCGCTGCTTGTTACTATGCTAGAAAGAAAGTTTTGTGGAGCACTGGTGATAACATCAAAGTGCTACACGGTGGTATTTCTGCTGAAACTGGCGAACAGTCTATAATTGAGATTCAATCAATCATTGGTGTTAGTGGTAAGCTGTTTGACCATGAATGGTATATGCGTGAGACACTTTTCGCAGAACGTTCAGTTCTATATGCTCGCGACAGATATCTTTGTGCTTACTGTGGTGATAACTTTGAAAACAAAAGTCTTACTATTGATCACGTTCATCCAAAGAGCCGTGGTGGTAAGAACACTTGGGTTAACTGTGTAACAGCATGTAAGCCATGTAACATGCGTAAGGGTAATAAGACTACAGAAGAGGCGAAAATGCATCTTCTTTATGTCCCATATGCGCCTAACGTGTTTGAGAAGATGATTCTTGAGAACAGAAAGATTCTCTCTGACCAGATGGACTTTCTTATGGCAAGAGTTCCGAAGATCAGCCGCCTACATCTTGCGGCCTAATAGGAGCTTCGTAGAGCGTTTTTCAGACCCACCCCCCAGTCCTACCTACCCCAGAAACGGGGCGCTCTACGAGGCTTATAGGGGCTTACAGGGGATGTCGTAAGTGATTGATTTTATTGGTTAATTTTCTATTTGCTTTTCATTGGAATTATAGTATAATAGATACATGCCCCAATGTTTTGGTGGTATTAATTGTAACTTTATTATGAGGTATTTAAAATGGCGAAGAACACTCAATTGTTCAATCTTTACAATATGCTTAAGGCGGCTGGTGATAAGGGTATCACCAAGGAACAGGCTGTCAAGCTCCTTGGAGTTAAGGAAAGTTCCGTTCCAGTCTATTTCTGTTATCTGAAGAAGCAGTTCAAGGCAGAACTTGAGACAGTCAGAAACGGTCGTTTTATCGTTGCCTACAAGCTTATGAATGCTGATAAGATTACTGTTCCACAGTATCGCAAGGCTGCTCGTAAGGCTACTAGCAAGGTCACGAAGGTAGTAGCTAAGAAGACTGCTAAGGTTGTTCCTACTAAGGCTACTAAGAAGCCACTTGTCAAGAAGAATGATACTGACCTTGACACCGATCTCATTATCAATGAGATCACTGATCGCGAGTTCCATGATATTAAGTCCACTCTTGGTCTTGACTAATAGATCCTATTGTAACTACGGGGGAGCCTGACCGCTCCCCCTTTTTATTTGGAATTATTATGAATATCTTTTATCTTGATTCTGATCCTCGTAAGGATGCGGAATATCATTGTGATAAACACGTAGTAAAAATGATTCTTGAATCTGCTCAATTAATGTCTTCCGCTCATAGATACTTGGATGGACAGATGATAATTGAAAAGAAAATGGTTCAGGGTTCACTCCCTGCTCGTTGGCGTAATACTAAAAAGTGGGTGTTGAATGATAACCGTGAAAACATACTTTACTCTGCTGGCTGGCAAAATCATCCCTCTGCTATCTGGACTAGAGCCAATATTGATCACTATCGCTTTCTTTACGATCTTTTTGTTTATTTGATAGAAGAGTACAAGTACCGATACAATGGCAAGTCTCATAAGTGTGAGACACTTCTACATCCGTTGTTTGCTTCTCCGTTTAATATCAACATTGAAGATCCTTGGGTTGATCCTCCTCAGTGTATGCCAGATGATTGTAGAATCGAAGGCAATACGGTAACTGCTTATCGCAACTACTATATACACCATAAGAACCACTTTGCGAAGTGGACTCGTAGAAAAATTCCCGATTGGTGGACAACATAGAGGTACTGAAATGAGCAAATACTGGGGTTATCATCTAATGCTTGATTGTTCGGATTGTGACAGAGAAAAGATCACAAGCAAAGAAAATATCATAAACTTTACAAAAGAACTTGTTAAGATAATTGATATGAAAGCTTATGGTGATCCAATTGTTGTTCACTTCGCAGAACACGATCCTACTAAAGCTGGTTACAGTTTACTCCATTTAATTGAAACATCTAATATCGCTGGTCACTTTGTTGATTCTAGTGGTGATGCTTATTTGGATGTTTTCTCATGTAAGCCTTTTTCAAATTCAGATGTTATGGCTGTTGCTATAGAATTTTTTAATCCAAAGAATATCAATCATACATTTTTGACAAGAGACGCAACACTCAAGTCTGCTGAAGTCGAAGAATATTTCGATCCGATGGATATTACTCAGAGATAAATAGTATTATGGAATATACTTTTAAAGTAAAAAAGACTGGAAAAATTGTCAGTCATGATATCAAGATCTCTGAGTATGATGATTTCAAGAAAGCTCATCCAGAGCTAGAAAGATATCATGATACTCCACCATCTCTTCTTCATGACGCTCAATCAGTTAGAGGATTTAATTCTGGAACTAGCGAGGGATGGAAGGAAGTTCTATCCAAGGTGGCAGATAGTCACCCCGCTAGTCCTCTAGCTCAAGAGCGTAGTCGCAAATCTATCAAGGAAGTAAAAACCAGACAGATTATCGACAAGCATGTAAAGAAAGCACAAAAGGCTGGGCGAATATAAGGTGATTCGTGTCAAAAAGAAAAAACAATAATAATGAAGAAGAAATACTAATTGACAAAAAACAAACTGCTAAATTCAGAAGCACTGATCTGAAAGTTTTTGAACCACTGACAGATAATCAACGTTTATTTTTCGAATCTTATGACAGAGGTGATTATTTCATAATGCTAACTGGTTCTGCTGGAACTGGTAAGTCTTTTATAGCAATGTATAAAGCTTTACAAGAAGTTCTGGATCGTACCAATTCATTTCAGAGAGTTGTGATTGTGAGGTCTGCTGTTCAATCAAGAGATATGGGATTTACTCCAGGAACTGTTGAGGAGAAAATGTCTCTGTATGAACAACCTTACGTGCAGATATGTACACAATTCTTCGGTAGAAGAAACGCATATGAAGAATTAAAGGAACAACATAAGGTTGAGTTTATTTCAACCAGCTTCATTCGTGGAATGAGTTTTGATGATGCTATTATTATTGTGGATGAATGCCAAAACTTGAATTGGGAAGAATTATCGACTATAATGACTAGAGTGGGATATCGTTCAAAGATATTATTCTGTGGTGACTATAGACAGACTGATTTACATCGTAAACAGAATGATAAGTCTGGTTTAGCTAAGTTCCATGCTATAGCCAAAAAGATGAGTTCCTTTACAAATATAGAATTTACTACAGATGATATTGTAAGAAGTAGTTTGGTTAAAGATTTCCTTGTGGCCGTTGATGAGTATGAAAAAAGTTTGAAGGATTGATATGAAAACATTTAAGCATGAATTTGTGGACTTGCCAAAGATGAGCAAGGTGACTGATGAACAAACTGGTCA